AGGTCGATTGGATAGATGTAGGCAAGTACATGCTAAAACATAAAGACCAATGGTATCATTTAGATTATTTTGCTCAAGGCGACTGGAAAAGCGATTATCTAGGTATAAGCCCTCAAAAGTTTAAATTAGTAACTTGGCAATAAATAATAGCACTTATTGGAGTTGATATGAAAAAGTTTTTATTAGTATTGTTAGCACTACCGGTGTTGGCATTTGCACAAGGCAAGATGCCAAAGAATTCTGCAACTTATGATGCAAAAATTATTAGAGTGAGCGACGGCGATACTATTGTTATCGCCGCCCCCTTTCTACCAGCCCCGCTCAAGCCCGAACTTGCTGTTAGAATCTACGGAGTTGACACACCGGAAAAAGGACACAGAGCTCAATGTCCACAAGAAGATCAACGAGCGCAACTGGCGAGTAAATTTACAACTCAAGCCCTACAATCCCACCCTAAGCACCAAGTTATTATCTATGGATGGGATAAGTTTGGTGGCCGTATATTGGGAGATATCTTGGTAAACGGACAAAGCATTAGACAAGGACTTATCAGCAACGGTTTGGCTCGTGAATACTATGGCGATGCAAAACAAAGCTGGTGCCAGTAATAGATAAAAAGATCACACTACCTTAGGAACGCTTTGCGTTACAAGTGTGGCCCGGCTGCTGGGCAAGGATGATAGTAGGAGTCGTGCCCGAGGGCATCCTTAAGTGAGCACTAATACAAGAAAGCCCCTTTCGGGGCTTTTTTATGTTCTAAATAAAAACTTCTTGTGTAGGTGTAGCCTTGCTTTATTATACTGAACAGCAGTAATAACCAGAGCAACTGCCCACGGTACAATAACGGCCGCCCAAGGAACTAATCCTGCCCACCAACCAGCCATTAGTGGTTCTTTCATTAGCATTAACATTGCCACAGCAAACAATACAAATGAACCTACAAATACCGTGTCTGGATATTTTTCTAGTATCTTACTAACCAGCCCTGCACCAAATAAAATAATCGGCACACTGATCAACAAGCCAGCGGCAACTAGAATAAAACTGCCATTTGCGGCTGCGGCAATACCTAGTGCATTGTCAATACCCATGACAGCATCGGCAACTACAATAGTACCAATAGCACCCCAGAAAGTGTCCTTGGCTTCTACGTTATGTTCTTCGTTGTTAAATGCCAGTTTCCAACCAATCCACAATAATGCTGCGGCACCTATTGCACGTAGCCCCGGAACCATCAATAGGTATGTCAGTGCCGCAACACTTACAAAGCGAATAGCAATAGCACCAAAGGTGCCCCAAAAGATTGCCTTCTTGCGTAAGTGGTCTGGTAATTTATTAGCCGCCATTCCAATAACAAGAGCGTTATCACCAGCTAATACAATGTCTATCAAAATGATAGCGAGAAATGCCCATAGGGCTTGGAGTGTAAAGAGTTCCATAATCTTCCTTTAAAAGTTATGGTCTCACCTCTTTGTCTATATACCGGACTAGTCTAGTCGTGTTGACGATATATAAAACCAGCCCTGCTGGTTAGTTACTCCCCGTGAGTATTTATATACCTACAACAATGCTGTAAAGTTCTCGCCAATCTTTAACTACAGGATATTCGCATACATGATGCATGTTGTGTCCGTGTTCAATAAGAACAGATTTTAATCCTAATCGATAACCAACATCGGCATTTTGTGGCTTATCTTCAATCCACCATAGTCCGCTATCACGATAGGGTTCTAATGCTTGATCCTTGTCTGCACCTGTGTCTAGGCAAATAACTGATTCGATAGCATTACCAAAGATCTTACGCAAATTCATTTCACGTAATTTCTGTGCATTTTTATCTAGGCTTAGACTAGTGATGACACGGAATTGATATCCGTGTTCTTCATGCAGTCGTTTAACATAGTATGCGCTGTCCCGTAGCGCAGGCAAGAATCCAATGGCTGCTGATTCATTAAAAGTCTTTACAACTTTTTTAGCATCTTTTTCTTCTAGCTCGTTGTAGTGATGATGCAGATAATAGCTTTTCTTGTTATCTGCAGTTAGTGTATAACCACGTTCTTGCATCCAAACTGAGAATGCCCATTCCCAGGAAAGCAAAACTCCATCCGCATCTGTTAAAATTAATTTGTCATGATAATTCATTTTTGCCCAATCTAATAAAACCTTGATAAATAATATTATGTTTAAAGAAAACAAATATTCACATACATATTATAGCATTGTAGAACGAGCAAAGTCAAGAGTGTTAAAAGCCTATTCTGAAACTCATCATATCATTCCAAAATCTATGGGAGGTTCTGATGATCAATCTAATTTAGTAGAGCTTACTGCTAGAGAACACTATATCTGTCACCTTCTCCTTCCGAAAATGACATCTGGGGAAGATAGATATAAGATGATTTATGCTTATACTATTATGTCCGGTAGGAAAATTTACGGTTCTCGGAAGTACGCATTTTATAGAGAAGAATATGCCAAAATAAACAGCGAGTTACGATCTGGTAGCGGCAACGGAATGTGGGGTGTTGATCGTTCGGGAGAAAAGAATACGTTTTTTGGAAAGAAGCATTCTGAAGAAACTAAGCGTAAAATTTCAGAAAAGAAAATGGGACAAGGTAAAGGTATAAAGAAACTTCCGTTTTCAGAAGAAACTAAGAGTAAAATGTCCGTGGCAAGGAAACGAAATTCTAACAAATATTCATTTAAACATCCAGATCACGGAGAGTTTTACGGAACTACCGGAGACCTAGCAAACGCATATAATTTTAGCAGAACTTCCGAAGCATACAAGTTAGTCAAGGGAGAGTATAAGTCTTATAAGGGCTGGGTTCTAGATAAGTAAAAGATGACTATAATAATCGCAACTTTGGTGATGGTCCAAATCACTATAGCATGTGTTACTCTGTATTTGCACAGAAGCCAAACACATCGAGCTGTCCAATTTCATCCAGCAGTAAATCACTTTATGCGGTTTTGGTTATGGTTAACTACAGGAATGGTCACTAAGCAATGGGTAGCTATACACCGCAAGCACCATCAACGCAGTGATCAAGAAGGCGATCCACACAGCCCACAAATATACGGCATATGGCGTGTGTTGTTTGGTGGAGCATTCTTATATCATAAAGCTAGCAAAGATCGTATAATGGTTGAGTCTCTGAGCAAAGATACTCCCAACGACTGGATTGAAGAAAACTTATACACCCCGCACAGCCGTCTCGGCATTCTCTTAATGTTGATCATAGATCTGTTGTTATTTGGGCCGTGGGGCTTCTTGGTGTGGGGTGTTCAAATGATATGGGTGCCGTTCTTTGCCGCCGGAGTTATTAACGGATTAAGCCATTGGTGGGGTTATCGCAACACCAATACTAATGATACTAGTCGTAATTTATGGCCTATTGCATTTTGGATTGGGGGTGAAGAATTACACAACAATCACCATGCCGATGGCGCTAATGCAAAGTTTAGTCAGAAACGTTGGGAATTTGACATTGGTTGGATGTATATTAAAATTTTAGAATTTTTAAAATTGGCAAAAGTTAGGTAATAAGAAAGGGTCCTTAAAGGACCCTTTCTATTTACTATAATATAATATACTGCTATGCAGCCAATAATCTATAAACTAATATTTATTTCTTAGAAGCGCCTGCATTTACAAAGCTGTACATTTTTTCTGCTGTTTCTAGAACTTTCTCAAGTCCTGGGTATGTAGGCATATCAACTTTGCTAACGATTTGTCCAGTTTTCTCATCGCGTTGGGCAGTTAATTCCCAACCTTGGAATTTAACATGAAAATCTTGTGCAACAAGATCCTTAGCCATTGCTAGAATGTCTGTACGGATTTCGTAGCCGTTCTTGTTAAACTTAACTTCTGGTAGTTTTGGTGCTGTAAAAATTTCTGACATTTTAAATCTCCTGTGTGTAATGTCTGTTGTTAACAACTACTTCTGTTTCGCTGTTAACTTATTATATATGCCTAAAGATAAAAAAGCAACTTATTTTCTGAACTTTTTTATTCGTTCTTTGATAAGTTTTACCACTTCATCACTAAGCACTACTTCATAGTGGTTGTATTCAACTTCCACTAATTCCATATCTTTGAGATACTTTTGACTACTGATCGTAACAACCCCATCGTTGGGCTCAACTATAAACGGACTTTGCCCTTTCAGCGTAACAATATTAGTCCAAGGATGCTGAATCTTTATTTTACTTGCCTGCTGCATGGCCCAACTACTGGGACCAATATCACGCATCAATCTGCTAAAAGGCAAGAAGAATTTAGCAAATTCTGCAACCTCTGCTCCGCCGTAGGGCGTACTCAGCGTTACCGCTCCTAATACCTGCTGCGGTATAATATTAGCAAGGTGTAGACTATAGATACCGCCCAAACTATGTGCAATAAACACAATGTTTCCCACATTGGTTAATTGACCTGCAATGTCTTTTAGATTGTTTTCAAAACCATTACGGCTGTCATAGTTAACATCAACTCCGCTACCTATTTTGCTTCTAATATAGTTAAAACTTTCACTGGTAGCACTTGCCCCATGAATATAAACTAAGGTCATGGTTTACTCCCATGGACTAGGTGCTGGAATTTCGCAAGGTCCTTCTGCTGGTTTTGTTCCGTAATCAGCTGGAGTAATGATTTCCAAATACTCCATGTCTGGGCTGTAGTCGTACAGGTAGTGTACTATGCCTGGACGTTGTTGTACGCAATCTCCAGCTTCAACTAGGTGTATTTTGTCTTCGTACATGAATTTTGCCCAACCCTTTAACATGTAAACGATTTGAAACTCGGCCACGTGAATGTGCCATCCTGTTCCACCCGAATTCTCTGGGGGCAAGTTAGCTTTGGTAATATGAGCAAGCACACGCCCATGTGTTGCATCCGCCACGCCAAGATCTTTGTAAAGGAAAAAGTCACGGAGACCGCCACCTTTAAACTCTACTTCAGATCCCTTAACGTGTGAAAATTTTGTAGTCATCTAGAAGACTCCTTCTGTGTGTGTATTTACTTCTTGCAGGGCAATATTTTATTTGGTCAGCATCAGTGTTTTAGCTTCTTCATGCATTCCGCAACGTGCTAGATGAGAAGCTGCTTTGGCTCTGCCAATACTTTCAAAAATTTCGTAAAGTACGTTTAAAAAGTTTTTCATAGATAAGATTCCTTTTGAGAATTGAATTGTTGGATATAGTGTTCCAATTGTGCGGCATCGGTAATGCCTTTGGTGTTTAGATAGCTGTCTAAACGGCTTTGATAACTGCTACCTGGAAACATTTCTGATAAGCGTTCCATGATAGATAACATCTTTTGTGATATATAGTTCATTTGGTTCCCTGTAAGTGTGTGTAGACTCAGTGTTTCTACTGAGTATTTAGTCCGCTCTTGTGCAATCGCACAAAAATAACAACCTTGACACAGAATAATAATTAATGTAAAATAGTTTTAAATTGAGTTAAATACACTATTATTTGGACAATCAATGAAATTAAGAACTCGTTCTATTCTACAAGAACTTAATAGTATTGCTGAAGTACGTAGCACCGATGCATTAATCGAAAGTCGAGCTACGAATATTATAAATTCAGCAATTAATTTGCTTGAAAGTATTCACAAGCATTATGATCCGGCAGAAGCGGACGAGCTTGAACGCCGTTTAATAAATGCTATTAAAGGACAGGATACTGCTAAATTTACACGTGGCGTGAGAAAATTTGCGGAATCACGTAAACAAAAGAGAAAATTAGACGAATCAAATGACAACTAATCTATTTGAAGGTGGCAATGTTTTTAAAGGCCCAGATAAAGAACCGTTAACACAGCGTATCGCTACGGGCGACGTACCTGAAACTATTTCATGGATTGAACAAGTAACAGGTCTAGACTTTACCAAAGACCTAAGCCCTGATGACGGAAAACCAATGAAATGGTTGGGCACCACTGGTCGTAAAGAACACCCAGACGGAACATGGGAATTAAACAGCTCTGGCGATTTAGATCTAAGCGTTGATGCCAACGAAGTAGACAAGAAAGAATTTGCTTCTAAATTAGCTAGTCAGTTTGGTAAAGAAAATGTAAAATTAAGTGGCGATAGCGTACATTTAAAAACACCAATTAAGGGCGATGATGCAAACGGTTTCGTGCAAACAGATTTTATGTTTAGCACAAATCCCCTATTCCAACAAGGTAGTATGTTAGGTGGCCAAGGATCGTATCGAGGAGAACATCGACATATTGTTCTAAGTAGCATTGCTCGTGCCAGAGGATTAAAATATAGTCCTAAATTTGGTCTAGTTGATCCTGAAACCAACGAGCCTGTGCCAAACGGAGACGACTGGAATAATATTGCAAAAGAATTGTTAGGACAAACAGCAACAATCAAAGATATTAGATCAGTAGATACAATTTTAAATTATATTAAAAAACTTCCTAACTATAACGAATTGATAGCAGCGGCTAAAGAAACACTGGGAAAACAAGGAATAGAGCTTCCTGAAAATACAATATCATTTGAAAGCAAGCAAACTGGAACGCCCGCATGGTTCCGTAGAATGATGGAAGCAATAAAATGAGAGCATTTGAATTTTTAACAGAAGCCGAGGCGGCACCTGCTCCTAAGAAAGTAGGCAGAGAGTTTAATCACCTAGAGGATCTAGTGTTCACTGAACCAGGCGGTGCAAAACGTGCTGTTGAGGTCCTTAAAGGACTATCTCAAGACGCCAAAGACGTCAGCATCAAATGGGATGGTAATCCTACGGTCTATTGGGGCAGGGATGAAGATGGTACTTTCCGAATGGTGGGCAAGAATAATTGGGGCAGAGAAGAAGGGAAAAGCAACAGCCCAGAAGAGTTAAAACAATTTATCAACAGCAGAGGCAAGGGCGAAGAATGGAGAGCTAAATTTGCATCCGATATGGCATCACTATGGCCAGTATTTGAAGCAGCTACTCCTCAGGATTTCGTAGGTTATGTCTATGGGGATATCTTATTCCATCCAGGCAAACCAAAACAAGGAGCCAGTGGAAAGATTAGCTTTACACCTAATCAAACAACATATTCAGTTGTAGGATCCAGTGAAGTAGGTAGAAAAATTGCTAGAGCCAAAGTTGGTGTTGCAGCTCATAAAGTTTTAGAATACTTTGGCGACAAAGGCGGCATAGATTTTACTGATGCAGAATCGTTTTCTGGTAACCCAGACTTAGCTATATTCGGACAAACATATGTCAGCCACCAACCGGCGGTAAATGCAGATAATATAGGCACAATAGAAAAATTAGCTAATTCACAAAGTGCAGCTATCGATAAACTATTGACTCCTGTAAAAGGACTAAGTGGTCTACAAACAATCATCTATACTTTTGTTAACAATCAAAGCAAGGCCAAAGCACTGGATAAAATTGATACTAAGAGTTTTCTAGGTTGGTTGCCAACCAGTAAAGTCAGTCCAGG